AAGATATCGACAAACATGTCTACCAATGATAAGGCAAGGATAACTAGAGCAGGTGCTAGAGTTTTTAAGAAAGAGCTAGAACGTGAAACACGTGAGAAACACTATTCTGGGCATGACGATAAAGTCTTCGGACACATGGCGGATTCAGTTGTAATGAAAGGAACTAATATCGACAACATCAAAGATGGGACTAGCATTGTCGGGTTTGACCATTACCACGCTAGCAACGCCAGACGGTTAAACGATGGTACTAAGTATTACGTTGGTGACCATTTCATTACGAACCTTAGAGATCAAGTGATGCCGAAAGTGTTAGAAGCTGAAAAGAAAGAATACCAGAAGATTGTTAACAAGCATAAGGAGGTTTAATGATGGATAATCCTGTACTAGAGGCTAAAAACATCTTAGACCAAGCTCACTATGAATGGCTCGATGAATGCTACGTTAATTATTTACCGAAGAGCGCTCAAGATGATACGAGCAGAACTATTGCGCTAGTTACTTCGATTAGGGAAAAACCAATGCAATACGGTAATAACATGTTTAATGGAATTGAAAATGCCGTTCAAGTACAGATATTTTTTAAATATCAATTCAAAGATTCAATTCAAAAGAACAATATCAAAATCATGCAATTGTTTTTACAAAACGATTGGAAGATGGATGATTCAAAACCAATATACGCAGACCCTGACACTAAACAACTAGTCAAGGTCTTTTATTTTACTCAAAAAAATTATATAGGAGGTAGTTATTAATGGCTACAGTAGGTTTAAAGCTAGTAACACTAGCACTCAAAGATGAAAACGGGAAAATTATTACAGGCGAAGATAAAGGTTTATCGGAAAACGGATTGTTACCAGTTACCACACAAATGTGGGGTACTAAAACAGCTAACATTACAAATATTCAAGCAACTGGAACTATCAACTACGGTAATAACGTGGCCGTATTCGTTTCAACACCTAAGGGAGCGCCACAAGTGGCACTAGACTTTAACAAATTACCATTCGAAATCACACAAAAGCTTGTTGGACGTACTAAAGACGCAAACACAGGAGCATGGATTGAAAGTGGTAATCATCCCTCGGTGGCTTTACTTATCGAAAGTCAATCAATCGACCGCTTGCATCGTGTGTTCTATGGTTTCGGTAACGGAACATTAACACAAGCATCAATTAACAACGGAACTGATACTAATGCCGAAACAATGGCAACCGATGCTTTAACTTATCAAGCATTGTCTACACCAGAATTTAACGGTGAAATGCTTGCTATGTATTCCGACGTTTCAACAGAATTTAAGGAAGACAAGATGATGCAACAAGTATTTGCAGGCTATGCACCTACAACACAAGTAACCCCGGAAGTAGGAACTACACAAGGATAAAACTGAATAGATAACTATAACTCGCCTAAGAAAGCAAACAATACCATGAGGGGCGGGTTTTTAATTTACGGAGGAAAATAAATCTATGAAAATTGTAAACATCAAAATTAAAGAATTAGGCATGAAGAAACCTGTTAAAGTTGCTCAAAGTGTAGCAAACACAAAATTAATTAACTCGATTCAATTGACTTTACTTAAGTTGCAAGACGACCATTCAGACGATATGACTGAAATCGAACAACTAGAACACGAAACAGAATTGTTGAATGAAATTGAACATTTCTTTAAAGAGTTCTTAAAGCTAAGTGATAAACAAATTGAAAAGGCAGAAGAAGAACTTGACCCTCAAGAGTTATCGTTTGCAATTGGTGAAGCTACAGCACGTTTCCAAGGCGCTACTGATAAAGACGTCGAACAGCTCCGTGAAAGTTTGAAAGAAGAACAAGAGCAATTAGAAGACCCTTTAGCAAAAGAGAACGCCTCCGACAAATCAGAATAGAGATTTTCAAAAAAGAGCGTTCAATTGACGACATGGACTACTTTTATAAACGGATGTTAACGGAATATCACTTACTACCAAAAGATATAGACGAACAAGACTATTTCGAGTTTCTAAAAGTAGTAAATGCTAAAGCACCAGAAGATCAGATGGTGGATTCAATGGAAATCTATAAAAATAAGGGAGGTGGATAATACATGGCAAGTAAAATTGATTCAGTTATGAGTACTTCCGTGGCGTTAGAAACCCTCAAAGCCTCTAATAGTATTAACTCCTTAACCAAAGCTGTTAGAAGCTCCACATCTGCGTGGAAAGCTCAAGAAGCACAGCTTAAGTCTAATGGTGATTATCTGAAAGCTAGTGAGGCTAAGTACGAGGGTCTTGGAAAATCTATAGAAGCTGAAAAGAAGCGGATAGAAAGTCTCCAAAAAAAGATGGAAGACTTAGACCAGACCACACAAGACGGTGCTAAACAGGCTGTAAGATACGGTAATGACTTGAATAAAGCTACTACCGCCTTAAAGTCTATGGAAGCACAACAAGAGCGTGCTTATGAAGCTTTAAAACGTGAAAAGAGTGGTATTAACGGTCTTAATTCATCTATGCGCCAGCGCAACTCACTATCTAAGGCTGTAACAGACCGATTAGAAGCCGAGGGTAAGCATGAAGAAGCTCTCAAAGAAAAACGGGACAACGCTCGTAAATCTATCGATGATATTAGTAAAGCTCTGAAAAAAGAAGAGTTCTTACTGAAAGATTTAGAAAAGAACGACGGTAGTGCAAGTGCTATTAACAAGCAAAGAATAGCTGTAGAAAAGCTCAAAACTTCGATGGCAGAATCGAAGTCTTCTGTTTCTAAGTTCGATAAATCACTTAAAGAGCTAAATCCATCACCTATTAGACGTTTGAAAAATTCGTTTAGTGGATTGAAACGAGAGGGCAAAGAAACACATTCGATCTTCAAAAGTGTGTTCGCTGCTAACATTATTAGTAACGCTTTTACTAATACACTAGGCACAATCTCAATGAAACTACATGATATGTGGTCTAAGTCTATGGATTATGCTAAAGCACAGCAAACCATGAATGCTTCCTGGCTGACCTTAACGGGGAATGCTAAAGAAGGCCAAAAAATGGTTAACATGACTAATGACATGGCGGCTTCTTTTGCTAACTCAACTGACATGGTTAATGACTTAAACCAGAAGTTTTACTCAATTAGTAATTCTAGTAAGACAACCAAGCAACTAACTACAGACGTTTTAACTCTTCAAGATGCTTTTGGTAAATCTGATGATGCGGTTAAGAATTTCTCAACTCAGTATTCACAAATGATGGCGAATGGTAAAGTTAGCGCTCAAGATATGATGTCGTTCGTTAACGTCTTTCCTAAGATTAGAACCGAGTTACTAAAAACCGAACAGAAGATTTCCGGTAACCATGATCTATCCATGAAACAGCTTAATGATATGATCTCAAATGGAGAAGTATCATCGAAAACTATGCAAAAAGTCATGGATAGCATGCAGAAGAAATATTCAAGCGCGACCTCTAACTTTGGTAAGACTATTGATGGGATGAATAGAACGGTTAACGCACGTGTTCCAGCATTATTAAGCGCGTTTACAACACCACTTCTTAAGATGAGAAATCCGTTATTAGGCACGATTTCTAAGTGGGTTTCTGATCCTAAAACCGAAAAGAGCTTCGGTAAATTAGGAAAAACGGCGTCCAAAGGGTTAAATACAATTACTAACGCTTTTGCAAAAGCATTGAATTTCAAAGGTGGATTTAATTCCGACAAGATTTTTAAATCAATTTCAAACACGATTACTAGTTTATCCAGTGTCATCGCTAAACACGCTAAAGATATCATTGGCTTCTTTAAAGGCTTATGGAATTCAATTAAGATTATCGGAAGTATCGGTGCTGGATTCTTTAGTGGATTAATTAGTGGATTAGGAGCGATAGTTAAACCCTTAGCAAAGGCAACTGGGCATAGTAAAGCGGTTAAAGGCTTGTCTGGAGCATTAGGCGAGCTTTCTAAGCATAAAAAAGGATTACAAACCCTTGGCAAAGTGCTGGCAGGCATTTTCATTACTTCAAAAGTATTAAAGTTTGCATCAGCTATAACTAAAGTTGGTGAGGGTATGGGATTACTAAAAAAATCTTATACTCCATTACAACTTTTAGGAAAAGGATTAAGCTTTGTAAAAAGTAATCTTGCTAAACTACAGGCAGCAATGATAGCAAATCCGTTTATAGCGCTAGCTGCAGCAGTAATTGGTGTAACCATTGCCTTAGTTGCGTTGTACAAGCACAATAAGAAATTTAGGAAGTTTGTTAATGGTATTGCAAAATCCGTAGCCAACTTCACTAAGAACGCCCTCAAAGGGATTAAAAAGTTCTTTAGTAATATAGGAAAAAGCTTTTCATCATTCGGAAAGTCCTTCAAAAAGTCTTGGAATAATATGTGGAACTCGGTTAAGAAAGTCTTTTCCAATATTTTTAATGGCATTCACAAATTGTTCAAATCTTGGGGCAAAGCAATCTCAAAATATTGGAATTCATTTAGCAAACTATTCAAAAAAGCTTGGAATGCGTACTGGGATTTCATTCATGATTTTTATGCTGGTATTTTCAAAAAGATTGCTAAAGTTTTCAAATCTTGGACTACTGCAATATCTAAAACATGGACTGGTTTCAAGAGTTGGTTCAGTAAAAAGTGGAAAGGTATGTGGAATGGTGTCCGTGATTTATTCAGCGGAATAACTAGAAGCTTAAGTAAGACTTTTAGTGGCTGGACTTCTAGAACCATGAAGGCTCTAGGGAGTTTCGGTAATAAATTTAAATCTGGTTGGAATGGAATTGCTAAAGGCGTTAAAAACATTTTTAGCGGCTTATGGGATTCAATGAAGCAACTGGCTTCCGATGGTCTTAATGCTGTTATTGGAGTTATCAACAAGGGTGTAGGTGGCATTAATACGGTCATCCATACCTTTGGTGGTAAGAAACAAACTATTAATCCAATCGGCAAGGTTCACTTTGCAACTGGTACTGGTTCATTAGGATCTACAAGCTTTAGACGTGCGATTAACCAGATTACACCAGCGGTTGTTAATGACGAAGCAGGAGCAAGCAATCCAGAGCTAATTTTCCGCAAATCAACCGGAAATGTTGAATACATGAAGGAAAAGAACGCTGAAACGGTATTATTCCCAGGTGATGAAGTAGCAAATGCCACAGATTCAGCTAGACTAGCTCCAATGTTGGGCTTAACTCACTTTAAAGATGGTGGGATAGGTTCGTTCTTTAGTGGCTTATGGGATAGCACTAAAAAGGTTGTTTCTAAGATTGCCGGAAGTCTACAACAACTTTGGAAGGTTGGAACTGAAATTGTAGCTGACCCAGCTAAAGCTTTAACTAAGATTATGCCATTCTCTAAAGGCGGGGCTAAAGGGTTCTTCCCAACTATGGTTAAAGGTGGATTTAATTTCGTTAAGAAGGCTGCTGGCAACTGGTGGAGCAACCTTTGGGATATGGTTAGCTTAAGCGGAGATGGTAGCGGTTCGTACGGTGGCGGTTGGCAATCGCCAGGTAGTGGTTGGACACACACCGACGGCTTCGGTTCACCTCGTGGTGGTGGCGTTCATGATGGTAATGATTTTTCTGCAAGAGTAGGAACTGCATTCCATGCTATGCACGGTGGTACGGTTATCCGTGTTGGTGGTGCTCCCGCTGGCTGGGGTCCTGTTGGCTATAACATTGTTACAAGAGATTCGACTGGTAAAGAAATCATTTATCAAGAATTTGGTAACGCTAAAGACGTTAGGGTTCATCAAGGACAGCACGTTAAAACTGGTGACACCCTTGGTGTTCTAGGACATTCTGGACTCGGTACAGGACCACATTTACACGTTGGGCTAACTAAAGGCGGTTCAGTTTGGAGTAGAAACGGTATGAGCACCGCAGGCTGGTTAGATATCACTAAACAACACGGTAAAGACAAGGGTTCAGACGCTGACAGTGATGCAGGATCAAGCGGTGATAGTAAACTTCAACAGATAATCAAGAAACAAGTTGGTGGTGGATTCTGGAGTACCATTAAGAAAATTGCCAGCTTGTTTGGCGACGATGGTGGCGGAAGTGGAACTGGTGATCCGGGTGGATCTGGCGTTCAACGTTGGAAATCTGACGTTAAAAGTGCATTGGGTAAGCTGGGACTTTCAACCAGTGCAAGCATGGTTAGTCGAGTGTTACGTCAAATAAATACTGAATCTGGTGGTAACCCTAAAGCTATGGGTGGTA